GGAGCCTCTCACTGACATGCTGTTCAAACTGGTCCAGGTCATTTCTCCTGGTTGGGCCACCAACGACCACGGCATAGTCTGGGCGGGCATGGTTGGCAAAGGTCGCCAGGTCCATCTCATGAACAGCCCTGTTGGCCTCAATCACGCCATATGCCGCTTCAACCTTGCCCAGTCCATAGAACAGTGAATCAGGGTTTGGCCGCTTGAAGTGGATGACCTCATCACGCTCAAAGTGCATGGCCTCAGATTCTGTTGGGCCATAGACATACCCACCAATGAAGTTTTGCTTGTCAGGGACAACACTGACCCACTGGCTGGGCATGGGCCACAGTTCTTTGGGGATTCCCAGGGCCTCATCAAAGATCGGGTGCAGATAGGCGTTGCCTGTCAACTCCTGATACAGCGTTCTCATGACTGTGAGGTCAAACCCATTGAACACGTTGTTGGCCTTCTGCAACATCTCAGTGACTGGGTGCGTTTCAGTGACCTCTTCAAAGTCAGCACCCATGTTCATCATCTTGCTCATGACAGTCCTGGAAGGCCTCAAGTCACCTGGGCCATCGCCCAGCAGATAGCTTTTCCTGGCATTGCTGACACCTCGAGTGCGATACAGGCTCTTCATTCCTGGCTCAGACCTGACATACAACCTCAGAGGTGTTGCCGCCACAGCAGTGGCGTTGATGTGTGCCGCTGCATATACCCATGACCTGAACTGTTTGACTGCAACCCGATAGTTGAAAGGCTGCTGGGTTGTTCCCTTGTACCCCATCCCATCAACCATGCGGATTGATGTCTGGTTGTACTGATCACTGTTGAAAAGCCTTTTCATCCATTGAATCATGGTCAGAAGATCCTGTATGCGAATTGGTTGGTCATCTGGTTCTTGCCCCTATTTGCCAATGCAAGAGCACAGACGCCATCGTCATGTGCCCCAACAGGTGCTGAATACTTCACACCAGTCCTTGTGTGCTCGAACTCAAAGATGTCCAGTTCTGTCCTGAGCCAGTTGTCCGGATATCTGATCTCTTGTTTTGAGATTGCAGCGGCAAGGCCCTCCATGAGTTGCTGCTTGCTTGAGCTTGAGAACTTGAACCCTTCAATGCTTGGGCAAATCCTTTGAAGTTCCTCAACAACAGGGTCACCCAACCCAGTTGAATCGACAATCGTGTGGCAGTCTGTGACCAATTCACTGATTCTTTCAATTGTTGTCTTCCAATCAGTGCCATGCCAACGCTCACAAATTGCCACTGTACCATCATCGTCCAAACCCACTACAGCCGTGTAATCCACAGATTTTGCCAGGTCAACCCCAAAGACCACAGGCTCGGCACTCGAGAGTGGTGAAATGCAGTCTTGGATTGCCTTGATGCCAAATGGGTTGCCTCCATCATCCGATGGTTCAGCAAGATACAGTTCCTTGAAGGTGTGTTCTGGCAAGATCCTCTTGGCTTGCTCCACCTCAGCTGGGTCAAGGACACCACCTTCAACAGCGTCATACGCCGTGAGCTTGTGATATCCCATGTTTGCCTCACCACCTTCAGCCAGCCTGGCCAACTGGTATGCCCAGTTTCTTCTGCCCTTCACGTTGCCAATGATCCTGACTGGTCCCTTGGTGGCTGTCAATGTGGATCTCACAGCGATCCATGCCTCTTCTCTGCATCTGGATGCCTCATCAATCACAGCTGCATACACGTCTTCCCCATACAGTGAATCAGGGTTGTCAGCACCCTTGAACCAAATCTTTGCACCGTTGTGCAGTTCAATCCACAGTTCTGAGTTGTGCTCTTTCCAGATGGTGTGTGTTGGGTCAGCCTGCATCAACATGGCCTTCATCCTTGCAAAGCCAATGGCCTTGGCCTGCTGATATATGGGTGCAACCCACCAGAATGCTTTGCCCTCAGCACCTGTGTTCCAGGCCTGCATGAGCAGCCAGACAAGGCAACCAGCTGTTTTTCCACTCTTGGTGCTTGCCTCAATCACCACAATCCTTGAGGGATCACAGATGGCCTCATGCTGCTTCTTGTATGGCGGTGGAAGCTCAAGAGTTCTCAATGCCAAGAACCTTCCTGAGTTGCTTCATTCTCTGTGAGATTCTGGCTTCATGCACCCCCAGGGCAAATGCCACTTGCCTCTGGGTCAGACCTCTCTTCAGCAAATGCACGATGTTGTGGAAGTCTGAAGGGATTGCAGGCAAGTCTCGTGTCTCACTTGCTGCATTTGGGTTGTCCAGGATGTCACCTGTCAGCATCACAGTCCTCTTTGAATACCTTCTTGCCACTGTTCTGGCTGTGTCACCCTCGAGCCTTTTGCGCGTGATTGTGATGTCATTGGCCTCTGCATATCTCCTGAAGACGATATCCCAAACTGAACAGGTCAGATAGCCAAAGAAGTCACCCTTGTCAGGGTCATATCTGGGCATGATCTGAAAGGCTGCCAGAATGACCTCATTGACGATCTCATCAAATTCCCACTTGGGAAACTTGGCACGCTTCTTCTTTGACCAACCCCGAGCAAACCTCATGAGCCTTGGCCAATCTACCGTTCCGGGTTCCATGTGATCTGTCCAAGTTCCACCCTCTCAGTTGCTTGCCCTTGGTCCAGACGCTCAACCTTGTCCAGGGCCTGGGCTGCATCCAGGTTGTCACGCTGCATGGCCCTCAAAATCTCAATGGCCCTGAGACGCTCCCTGTCACCCTTGTTGTCATCCAGGGCCATCTTCAGGCACATTGCAGGCAAGGCCTGCTTCCACTTGTCTGGAATGTCCCAACCATTGAGAACAGCTGACTTGATCATGGCAAGGGACTGCCTTGAAACTGCAGTGCCCCCAGACCCCCCAGCCCATTCTGGGAGGTTCTCGTCATTTTCTGGTTTCTGGTTCATGTCTATCATATCGACAATCCTTGTCAAAGCGTGCAGGTCGGAATTGCACCGCCCTCCTCTGACTGGTTGTCAGATGCATCGCTCTCAATGCTTTGCACGCGCTTTGGGTAGGGCCTGGCAAGGCCCTGAATCTTTGTTTTCATCCTACTGCTCAAGGGCATCACATATGTGTGCTTGCCTTCTGCAGTCCTTTTCTTGAGGTTTTTCTGGCAGATCCCTGCATCATCAACTGTCTTCTTGTGTGTCCATTTCCCTTTCCAGAACACTTTGACTGATTTGGAGCTTCTGCCCACATATGTCCAATTTGATGCCTGATACACGCCACCATGGTGCCCTGCCTCTGGGTCTGCATATGAGACCACTAGTTCAATCTGTTCTCTCTTTTTCAGCATTCTGAGGGCATGAGACATGATTTTGCTGACAGGTGCTTTGTGGGATTTCAGAGCAATCCTGACCAGTTCACATCCCTGGGTTTGCTCGAGGCCATATGGGTTGAGCATGTTTCTGTTGGCTCCTCTGCCAAAGATCACACAACCAATGAACTTCTGGTCTTCCCAGGCCCCAATCTTGATCAATTTGCCAACAGGAAGACACTTGGAATAGTGCCAGTTTTCACAGGCATGGGCTGCAGCCTTGTGAGTGGCCCAGTCAATGTGCAGATCAGGCCTCACGAGCATCAAACTCAAAGCCACATTCTGGGCATGTGACCATCATTGGTGTCAGTTGATCAAGTTTGCCTTGCTCTTGCTCTGTCCCTGGCTCAAAGTCCAGGTTCATGGTCTTCTCAACCAGGTCTGAAAGCTCTTCTTGGCTGAAGCCTGTGATGGACAGGTCAATTGAATCTGCATTCTCAAGCTCTGAGAGAGTCTGGGCCAACTGGTCCTGATCCCATTCAGCCAGTTCAGATGTCCTGTTGTCAGCAACTGCAAAGGCTGATTTGTTGTTTCCTTCAAGCCTGGTGACAACAACTTTCAGGGCCCTCCAGTTGATTGCCCTGGCTGCTTGCAGTGTGCCATTTCCTGCAATCACGTTGTTGTACTTATCAATGACAATGGGCTTCTGCTGACCAAATGCAATCAGGCTTTTTTTGAGCGCGCTGATGTTTTTCTCTGAGTGCTTCCTTGAGTTTTTTTGGTCTTCTTTGAGGTCTTTGACTTCTCTGGTTTCGATGTGCATTGCTTTTTGACAGCCTTCTTGGTTTTTCCAGCCATTGACCTTGATGGCTTTGAGTGTTGTTTGGCTCTGGAATGCATTTCACTCATGCAATCAAGCATCTTTTCAATGCTGAACCTGATGTCATTCCTTTGGTCCCAGGCCAAAGATTCTGTGCAGACCTCCAGGATCTTGGTGCATCCCTTGTGAATTCTCAGGATGGATGACGATGACACGCCTTTGAGTGAGGATGGGGTCCGCCCATCTCCTTCTTTCCAACTTGGAGGTGTCTTCTGTTTCATTCATCCTCATCTTCATCATCTTCATCATCGAGGGCAAATGGGTCATGATCACCGAAAAGGACATCAACAGCAACGTCAAGAAGGACACCAACCACAGTGAAATGGTCAAGGTCAAATTCTGCTTGCCA